ACCCAGGTTTTAGAATCAGAATAAGGATGATTCATAAAAACCTTACCACACCATGGATGTGCTAAACCGTTGGTTTCCTCAGTATAAAGAACCTTGGCAGGAACGTTCGGATTGTTGACATCATTACAGCATGGGTCAGTATCAATCTCTCCGTCGAAGAACTTGATAACATCTCCAACAAATTCAACAGGAGTATTCCAACAATCAGTGCGATTGCCTGTGGTTGCTGTTAGTGCCTTGAGTGCAGATGATGTCATGATCAGTTCAGTTTAGTTGGGTCTGCGAGTCCTACTCCTTTCAGCAAATCTTCACCAATAGCAGCACATTCACATTTGATGTTGTTTTTAGCAACATCACCATTATAGTCGTCAACAATCTTTCTGGCAATCAAAATGTCAGATGCACCTCTTGTGTTTTTTGTCCAAATAGACTTAGAAATCTTGGAAAAGTTATTAGTCAAGTACCATTTAAGTCCAGTTCCTTTTTTTGCATCACCAACAGCATCAAGCAGAGTCTGAATTGCAGCAAGAGCACCAATCATGCTCCCATCAACAGCATCAAGATTCCACTTTTTATAGACTGGTTTAAGAAAGTCTACTGCTTTTTTTGTTGGAGTAATCTTCCACTTAGCGATAGATTCATTTGCTTTTGCCCAACCATTAACCTCTACACCATCATCATATCCAATCCCCTCAGATTGAATACCAATAGTAATCCAGTTGTCTTCAAATTCTTTTGCCCACTCATCACCATAAGAAAGTCCTGCTCGAACTTTATCAAGTGTGCTGGTGTTTTTGCGAGAAGTATTATACTTTTCAAAAAGTTTTGCTTCCTCTTCAATACACTGTTGAAGAGTGCTGTTAGGATCATGAACAATTACCTGACAAGGAACGTCCAATTCTTCTCCTGAAAGAATTGCCATGATTGCTTTATGTTGCCCGTCGATGATAACAAAAGTTCCATCTGGTCGCAGTGCAACAACAAGAGTCTGGCAAAGAATATAATCAAACTGCTTTGCTTTTTTGAGAGTATTGAGACAAATGTAGCGTTGATAGTCCCTACTAACTTTTAGTTTACTTGCACGAATAAATGCAAAATATATTTGTTTTTTGACTTTTGTATCGTCGATGGGATGCACATAGATATCGTCTTTATGTGCTGCTCCCTTCAAGAATTTAACTGTGTTAATTTTGTTTTTTGGATCGTCAATAATTTCCTGAAGTGTCAGGAGACGTGGATCTTCTAGGTAGTTTTTCATTTTTACCTTAAATGGAGGAAAATAAGAGTAGAGTTTAAGGTCATCCTCTGAGTTGGACCATGTTTATATATTAAACTATTTTCAGTTAGTTGTCAACTGTTGACGAAAAGTTTCTTCACTAATAATAGTGACATCAGGAGCAATGAGATTTACTTTTTTAGCATATCTCTCACTCAAATAGTAATTCTTGAATGTCCATCCATTATCACCACAAAGAACAATAATAGCAGACTCATAACCATGTTGATCAATAGCGTCCTGAAGTTTATCACATTCATGAAGAATCTTTTCTTCAGCAGTTCCTTCAACTGCTTGATACTTAAGACTGATTAGTTTGCCACCTTTATGCTCAGAAATCCATCGTTTTGCTTTTTTAGTCTTCTTATATGCCTTTCCACCAAGGAGAATATCTACAACATGCTTTTTCTTAGTTCCAAATTGAGTGCCAACTACTGCTTGGGGATAAACTGAATCAGAAAAGTTTTCAATTAAAAATTGTTCAATAGAATCCTCATTAACCTTGCCTGTGGTGGTGTCACGAGAAGCATGATTGTCGCGGTTAGACATAATCAATAAGAATAGGTGGAAAGATTGCAGGCAGGAACATGATAACCGTTATCTGGTTGATTTACATCATAAACCCAGATAAGTTCACGATCATTTGATGTTTTGTAAGTTTTGAATCCAAACAGGGGAACCAACTTAACCATGAGAGCACCCCAGTGATACTCTGTTTCAAAATCAAAAGTCATGGCGCGTTCCTTTGACTCTTTTAATATACACGAAAACCACCCCCTGTGGGGAGATGGTGGACAGTTTGACCAACTGGCACACTAGCGGCGGATTTCACTAATAGCGGGTTCACCTTTGTTGAAGACAACATCAACAACTGCCTGAACTTTGCGGGCGGTGCCAATACCCACAGAGTCATAAGTTGGGATGCAAACTAGACCAAAGGTCTTAGAATCTCCACCCAAACGAATCACACGACCAATAGATTGACTGATGCCGATGTAATCCATGTTACGCATGAAGATGACTGCTTCGAGTCCGCTGACGTTGATACCTTCAGACAGAATACTGTGATGGATAACGACAAACTTTTTCTCAGAATCTTTGCCCCAAGCGTTCAACGTATCGAAGAACTTCTCGCGGTCAACTTTCTTGCCATCGATGATTGCACCTGTCTTCGATGTAATCGTCATCCAAGAATATCCACGCCGAGCAAGTTCAACGCAGAAATCAGATTGAGAGATAAGACCCATAATCTGCTTTGTGGTGCGAGCACAAATCAGAGTCTTGTCGATGTTGTTGTCATCGATAGTTTCCAGCAGGTTGTCAGCATCTTCAGCGTACATCACCTTGCGACCTTTAATCAAAGGCAGTTGCTTAACTACAACTTTAGGAGGAAGAATGTAACCCTGCTCGACAAGTTCAGGAGCAGGAACGTTGATGAGAACCTGACCATAAACAGCAGCATCATTCATGCCTGGTTTAGAAATAGTCAGACTATGCTTAGGCGTTGCAGTATAGAAATAGCAACGATCTGCATCATTAGCGAAGAACTCAGTCGCAGGGAAAAAGTTACGCTGAACGCTGTTATGTGCCTCGTCAAAGTAAATAGTATTCACCTCAATATCTGCCTCCATCACACGATGCAGGGAATGATAAGAAGTAAAGATAATGCAGTTCTCACCCATGTTCCGCGCAGTATTAGCGAAGACATGAATGTTCACGGGCTTTGTGTTGCTGTAGTGATGAGTTTCACCACTATGAACGTGCATCACATGCGTGTGGGAAGTATCAATAATCTCCAGAAACTCAGAGCACAGTTGCTCTGCCAAAAGAATACGCGGAGCAACAACAACTGTGGTGGTGCCGTTGTTGATAGCATCGTGACGACGCTGAGTATCAACAATCATGGTCAAAGTTTTGCCACCACCAGTTGGCACGATGATCTGACCCTTGTTATATGCAAGCATACGATCGTTGATGCGTTCTTGATGTGGACGAAGGGTGAGCATGTGTGTTCTGTTGATGTCAATAGTATAAAGCACAGAGACCCTCCTAGAAGCGCCTCTGTGCCACTTGTTTAACTGTCTTGGTCCTCTTGTGGTGGTTCAGGTTTTTTAATAACTTTCGGTCCTTTCTGAACCATATCGTTATCATAAAAGAACTGAACACGATCCCGACGCATCTTCAAAAGATCAGCATATCGCTGCTTCTGTGCATCAGATAGGAAGAAATTTTGCTGTCTCCAAGTATCTTGGATCTCGCGCATTTCATACATGATTTCAGCAGGTTTCATATCAGACGGTGTAATCGGACTGGTTAAACTCATCACACTTGATGATCATTTGAGTGTCATTCTCTTCAAGTTCAGTAAGGTCGAAGATCTCACCTGGCATGTCTTGAATCTCACTCCAAAGGTCGTCCATGTAGTTGCTTTGTTTGACTCTGATAATATACACGGGATTGGTGGTCTGTGTCAAATTAGTGGACAGTAATCGTAGTGTCCATCGCTCCTAGGTTTTTCTTTACATGCTCCTCCCAAAATACAGCATCTTCAATTTTAAGGAAGGTTGCTGTTTGTTTTGCATAACCTTTCTTCTTTGGTTTCATGTAGTTGACTTGGTACATCATTCCAGTGTCTCAATACTCCAGATACAATAAAAGCGTTAGTGACCATGTAACTAACAAATATAATGGTGCGTATGCTAGCAACATAATTATCGTAAGGTTCTGTTTTGTCATCGCTGAAACTTCCGATTGCATACTTCCATACTTTCCATAACTTATTCACGGATCTCTGTATCTGTGTTGCTGTGATTTGTAAGTGTCGTCATCGAACTTTCTCACATATGTTTCCATCTCCTCAAGGTTAGATGCATTAGCAAATCTCCTGCTGTGAACATACACAAGTTCATCATATTGATAATCCTGAACCACAATCAAACAGTGATGTTTTTTGTGACGTGGCACTAAATCATCCTCTTTTGGTCTGACACTAATCTCAATCGTCAAATGTGTGTCATCAACAAAATACACCCATCCCTCAACATTACGCCAAGAGACATAATCATTCAGTCTGGGAATATATTTCATGAGAACGCTGCCATCAAAGGATTGAGGTTTAACTGCATAGCAGTATAAGGACGTGTGTTCTTAATGTCTACCTGATCTCCACACTTGGTGGCATTAACAG